CTTGTCGTAGGTGCGTAATGTTTTGTTTGTTTTACGTGGGGGAAAACCTAGAAAACCCCCACGGACATGTCACACAACCTTACTGGGAAACGTCTACTGTTGTGATGGACTCGAATGCGGTGTCCCACAGTGCACGTGGTAAGCGTGGTGCTAGCGGTGGGTCTGATGACTTGCGCCGGGCCTTCGGTGCGTTGACGCGCTGGAATCCCAGGATTCCATCGCACACGGAGACGTAACAATTAACCAACTCCTCTTCCCATATTCCATACACATTATGTATGAATGAGCCTAGCATGTCCGGGTCAATAGTCTTAGCTTCAAGTGTCATCATCTTCAGTTCCTCAGCAGTGTACTTGTACGCCATAGCCTGATTCCTCATGTCGAGGTAAGGCTTAGGCGATAACTGCTCGGCTGTTTCCAGAAGGAGAGTTCGTAAGGATGCGATGTGGCGATGCTCATAGGCGGCGGATAGCAACTTGCCGGCCATGTATTCTCCATCACCGACGGCAGGGTTATTGTTAACCCTGATCGGTAATTTCGCAACAACGCGTCCGAATGATGGTACGGGGAATGTTCTATTGACACTAGGCACGAACCTCTTCCTAAGGAACGTAGCCTTCTCCCTGTGCTCGACGATCTTGACTTCAGCGGTCATGCCGGTGTCTTTAGCTACACTTTCGAATCCATCCTTTAGGTCACCCCGATTCTCAGTAGTGTATGTCAAGTTATCATCCCCGTACACCAAAGTGGTACTGTTCTTGATCCCAGCCTGCTGCAAAGCCGCTAGCGAAATGCATGCGTTAACGTATCCGTTGCCGGTCGTGGTGGTAACTTCACCACTCCAGCGTTGTCCCTTCACTAGACCCTTCAACCCGTAGCGTGTGAAAACGCGCACACTAGTGTTGGAAGCAAACTCCCGAACAAACCACTTTGGAGCGCCAAGTTTATAATAAAACATGGCTTCATGTTTACGAACTCCGGCAGGTTGTGTTCCGTCGTTGTTCTTAAAGTCGTTCTCGAGTGCGTCGCCCTTGGTGTGGTGGATAATATCTGCTATCTCGTCTGCAGTCAAGCCCACACAGTATAGGACTTCATTCCCCTTGTTCCTGGGATTGTTCCTGTTGAGCTCTTCTACAATACGACGTGACAAATAAAACACAACGGCACCCATTACAAGATTGTACATGTCTCCCCCCTGGTAGACAATGCGCGGCTGGGAACCGTCCGTTTTCAACAGCACTTCAGATTTTGCGAAAACCACCTTGTCCGTGTACCCGGGCAACGTGAAGTCCATGGAGTCAATGAGGGCCTGCAGCCTCTCCCGCTTTTGTCCGCTCATCTCGTCGAGATAAGCGTCCACCTGCGCCCGGTCAAGAGTGATAGTGTCCCTCTCATGTATTTTGGACATGAGAAGGTCATGACCCTTCAAGAACAGCGGCCCAACATCCTGCTGGGGCAAGTGGTCACAACGTTTCTTTACGGCATGGAGAGTGGCCC